TTGACACTGTCGATCGTTGACGCTTGGTCAACTCCGAATCTGATTCACCACTGGACTCTATTGATGCAGCTGCTAGCATCTGCTCAATTGAGGCCACGCCTGCGTCCCTAACGCGGTCGATCCGAGAGGATGGACCACCGATAGATGCAAGCCCGGCGAATGGATTCATTGGTATACCAAGTGGGATATGGTACCTGTCATCGTCCGGTTGGAAATGACGGTCCCATGGGAAACGCAGAATGCTGCGCGCTTCCTGTTCAGTTTGATCAGAATGCGACTTAGCTAATGCGGCTTGGTATACGAGACGGACAGTGTCTTGCGGTATTGCGAGCCCTTTAAGAACTTCGGTGATTATCTGGCTCGGGCAGTATAGAGGGGTGTCGATGTTTTTAAGCATCTCCACGGCCTTGCCAGGATTCATTGGTTTCACTGAAGCCCATGTCTTGGTAACCTCCTCTACGATCCGCTTGACACGCTTCGAGATTTTTCCAACGGAACTCTTCCGTGTGGTGTCATCATCGAGCCAGGCAAAGTGAGCTGCTACCGCGGCAGTTAGCTCAGCCTGTGCGTCGGGCAATCGAGATAGGTCCCTGCGTGACGCGAAGTCACGCCTGGAACTCTGTGAGATCTCTGCGAGTAGCAGACGTCCCTCCAGAGCTGTCTTGGATGCAATTTCCGGTAGGCTGGATGTCGCATGTACGGCAACAATTTGTTGCAATGTGGCATCCCGGGCGTCTTCTGCATTTGTCAGAATGATTGCCGCAGCCTTCCGAAATTTGATGGGTGCGTCAGGTTTACCTGGCAAGCCCCACCCACCGAGTTCTTTCGGCCAATGGAGAGGCATTCCAGATTGCTTCAGTATTCTGAACGCGTCGGGATGGAGGTACCTTGCTACCTCCATTGCTCTTTCTATTCTCCACTCTTCCAATCCTACTTTTCGAGCTTGCTCTTGAAGTATTTCGGGTAACGCCTGCCATGCAGGTGTTTTGTCCGAGTCGGACCCCGCGTACCGTTTGGCGAGGGAGATCGCACTCAGTTGAATACGATCGACCCTCCGGACGTGGGCGTACTTCTCGCACACCTCGAAAGCACCTCTCCCATCTCTACATTTCTGCTTGATGTAGTCCCATACAGTTGCCCGCGAAGGATTAAATACCTTCGGCGACTCGGGATCTTTGTGTAAGAGACGCGTTTCCTCGACTATCTTGTCGATTTTGAAAAGCTTCTCCACGAAGATGATGCCGGTGCTGGAACGGAACGTCTTCTTGTCATTGAGAAGAAGACCCGTGGATGCCAGGTTGTCCTTGTAGCGTTGTGAGGCGTCCCTATGCCAATAGGCCGCCATATCATCGCCGCAAAGGACGAATGGGCCGTATGCTCGATTTCCCCTATAGTGGGGACCCTGGTCCGGTTTGTGCGCTTTGGTCGCTGCCCAATCGTTTACGATTGTCAGTATCGACCACGCCAACCCGAGACCCATCAACGCGCCTCGTTTCGTACGCGGGGCTGACTTCAGCTGGTCTGGAGTAGGGTTCCTACTGTCTACAATTGCTTGCTCCTTAATGGACGCGTACAGCAACGCCCAGTCCTTTTCACGGATGGGCATGCCTGCCTTCGCAAGCGCGACCTGAACTCCTCGGAGCACGGCGTGGTTGACGTCGAGCCCGAGCAGGTCGCTCGCTGTGGACAGGTCTGCACTCAGTGCTTCCTTTTCACCGGAGATTGTAGACAGGGCTCGTTTCAGGTTCTTTGGTATGGAATCTGATCCTTTTAGAGCATAGTTGGAATTGGAATCATGTTTCAGAAGGCGTAGTAGAACGCGGTTCAGACTTTGAGTCTTTGTAACCAGCTCTTTTGGAGAAAGGCTGGCGACTCGATACTTGAACCCGCGCTCGGGAAGCGCAAGTGCGAGGCATGGAAACGGGAACCTCACCCCTGGTGGGG